TAGATAGAATAGAACAGCTAGAAAAAGACGTTTTAGAATTAAGATCCGTTAATGTTCCATATCAAACTATAATCACTACGTCCGATCCAAATAGCAGAGTGATATTTCCAGACGTGAACACAAGCTTAACAATGGGCTGTTTGCATGATAATTGCGTTGAGTGTAGCGGAACAGGGAAGAAGCATATGGACGGTAGTTTGTGTTTTCATATGATGTCATGTAGTTGTCCTAAATGCTCGCTAACCTGCACTGTAAGCGTAGTATCAAATGACTAACCAAATTAAACTAAGATGAAACAAGAACTAATTAACAAAATCAGAGATGCCGTAAAAGGTATTGAAGGTGTATGTATCTCAGAAGATCCAGGATGCCCATACATTGTATTGATTGAAGACCCAAAAGGAAAGGTATTATTTACTAACTCGATAGGGGAAGAGTTTACAAAGACTACCCCAGCTTGGTGGTATCATAAAGAGTTTTATAGTGTATCAGAGATCAGCATTAACAAACTACCCGATGATGATACTATTTATTCCGATGGAGAAGTATTATCTGAGCTTTATTTATCAGAAGAAACAGCATATCAAAAGAGTATTGAGTATGCGCATAGTCAAGGGGAAAGAATTACATATGGCTATGAAGGTAAACAGCACGACCATGTAGGTACTTCTTTTTTATGGGATAAGTTTAAGTACAAAGTAGCCCCAAAGCCAAAATACAGACCTTGGACTATGGAAGATGAAGAGGTAGATAGTTTATTGATGGTAAAAGTAAGGACTAAAGATTACAAAGAAAGATATCTGATTACATGCTTAAGTAATGAAGAGTTAGAAGAGTTATTTAACGACAGCGAGCATATGAACGGAGCACTAATAGGAAAGAAGATATAACACGAATTTACTATATTTATAAAGCCGTAATCATTGGAGGGGTTACGGTTATTAAAAACAAAGCTAGAAAAACTAGCAGTAAGAAAAACTTACGAAGATGGCACGATTTGCAATAGGTAACGAGGACGCTAAGAAGTGGGATGAAGAAGCGGTAAAAAAAATATTCATCCAAATGCTTGAAAATACAGCCAACGACGAAAAAATACTATCGCTTCAAGATTCTATTTTATCGGTTGATCTGTACTCATCTTCAATAAATTACCTAGTAGATAAGTATCCCGTTTTCGAAAGTATAAAAAAAGATATTGCAGATGTTATCATTGCACGCATAAATAATAAGGCTTTAAACAATGAATTTAATGCCACTGCTAGCATCTGGAGATTCAAACAATTAGGCGAAAAAGATGAGAAGGTGGTAGATAACAAATCGAGTGATGGTACTATGTCCCCAAATAGTAGCATTGAAGATATCCGCAAAGCTTTTGGTTTGGATGAGTTAAAAAACCCAATGGATGAATCTAACGAGTAAACAAAAATGGGCGCTAAACCTACTCACAGACAGCACCACTAAATCAATTGGGTACGGTGGGGGTGCTGGCGGTGGGAAGTCTTACGTTGGTTGTTATTGGTTTCTTATTGTTTGTAATATGTTACCTGATTCCAAATGGTTTATAGGGCGTGATAGTTTAAAGGATACCCGCGAGAGTGTCCTTTTTACATTTCGTAAGGTTTCCAAAGAGTTAGGCATGGCTAATTGGAGATACTCAGAAAACCACATCTACTTTACTAATGGGGCTGAAATAGAATTTTTAGACCTTTCGTTTTATCCGCAAAAAGACCCATTATATGAGCGTTTTGGATCAAAAGAATATACAGGGGGTTGGATTGAAGAGGCTGGAAATGTTCATCCTATGGCTTTTGAAGTTCTAAAAACTAGGATAAATAGGTGGTATAATGCGGAATTTAATCTAATAGGTAAAATACTGGTAACATTTAACCCTAAAAAAAACTGGGTTGATTCTATTTTCTACAGGCCATTTGTTAAGAAAGAAGAGGATAAAGATGTTAAATTCATTCCAGCACTAGCAAAAGACAACCCTCATCTACCAAAGGAATACATAGAGAACTTAGAGAATATCAGGGATAAGTCAACCAGGGAAAGACTTTTGCATGGCAATTTCGATTACGATGATGATCCTACTTCTTTAATTAGTTACGAAAGTATATCTAATTTATTCACTAATGATCATATATCAGGGCCGCGCGACATGTATTTGATATCAGATATAGCGCGGTACGGAAGCGACAAAGCTATAATAACCATATGGAACGGAATGACATTAGTAGAGTATCAGGTATTTGATATATCAAGTACTACTATGATACAATCATGCATTACAGCAATGAGGCATAAGCACGGAATACCAGCCAGTAGGTGTTTAGCTGATGAGGATGGAGTAGGTGGTGGCGTTGTTGATAATTGCGGTATTATCGGCTTTTCTAATAATTCAAAACCACCAGACAAAGGATACAATAACCTAAAAGATCAATGCGGTTATAAGCTAGCTGAAGAGATAGGAAATATGCACTTTAAGGCTGATTTAAGCGATGATAGTAAGACAACGATAGAAACTGAATTAGGACAGTTAAAGACTTATTTATCAGATAAAGACGGCAAGATGAGACTACTGCCAAAGGAGAAAATAAAAGAGTCAATAGGCCGTTCTCCTGACTGGTTGGATTGCTTTATAATGAGAATGTACTTCGAGATATTTAACACACAGGCCGTAAATACAGCTTACAAAAAAGCTATAAGATACATATAAAAATAATTCGTATATTTGTTTAAAATTATAAGTTATGGCAAAATATAAATATACCGATACAGTTTTCTTAGTGGAAACAGGCGAAGAGGTTGTAATTAATAAGGTTTCGACTAATTATTCATCTGGAAAGATTAAATATTACTTAGAGGATGGACGTATCGTTTCTGAGGGTGAATTAACCAAGGTAAAACCATCAAAAGAGGAGCCAAAAAAGACACGTAAAAAAAGAAGTGTTCAGCCCGTGGAGCAAGTAGACCAAACCCCCGAAAACAAAGAGATTCAGAAAAACGACATTTCAGGCGGAAACACCAAAAAAGACTAATAAATGACACGAGAGAAATTAGCTGAGATTTTAGCCCTTGGAAGCATCGAAGAGCAGATAAAGGCGCTTTCTGTGTCTAGTTTCTCAGTGCCTAAATGGTCAGACCTTGAAAAACAATATGACCCAAACGAGCATTCAATAGTAAAAGATTTAGTCAGGTATCCGGTTATTGTTGGCGATAAAGGATTGGACGATATGAAGCGGATAACAAGAGGGCTTCAAAGGCTTGGAGTTAACCGTATGAGTCAGGCAATATTCTCAACGCCTGTTGAAAGGCAGTATTCATTTGATCGTGAAAATGAAAACCACAAAACAGCCATTGATGTTTTAGAGTATATATACAGAACAGATAACAATATAGATTCAGAGAATTTAGAAAGATGCAAACGAAATAACTCATCCTGTCAAGTAGCTACTGTTTGGTACACAGTCGAAGAACCAACAATTACAGAGGGATTAGAAAGTAAGAAGTCATTAAGACACAATTCTTATTCGCCAATGGACGGTTATACCCTTTGGCCTAACACTGACAATAACGGTAATCTTATTGTTATATCATTTGAGTACAAGGATTCGAGCGATACAGAATATTTTGATGTTTATGCCAATCTTGAAAAACCTGAGTTTATCAGATACATAAAAGACGGTAGTGACTGGACGAAAAGCGAAGATTCAAAACTTATTGAAGTATTCCCAGTGGTTTATACTCACATGGATCAACCTGTTTGGGGTGGCGATACCGGAACCACTCAGGTAGAAATCATAGAAGAGACTCTTAGTTATTCTAGTATGTACATTAAAAAGAATAATGTACCTTTTGCCACTATGGATATGGGAGAAGTACCAGGAGGCAACACTTCAACTACAGAAGAGTCAGACGAAGATAAGAGGCGGATACTAAAAGTAGGTAAGGGTGGTAAGGTTCAATATGTTGTTTGGGATGTGAATAATAGCGCGACAGAACAACAGATTAAAAACATGGAAAACGCTTTCTATGACGATAATCAAATCCCTAACATATCATTTTCTAACCTTATAAATTCTAATACATCTGCAGACAACAAAGAGATAATGTTAGCAGACAGTAAGGCAAAAGCTATTGACCTGGGCGGAGAGTGGCAAAAGCTATTTAATACAGAGCTTAATAAGATTATTATACCTATTGCGAAAATAATGTTTCCGTCATTAAAAGAAAGCTTCAATGTTATATCAGTAAGAAGCGTAATTAAACCCTACAGCACAAGAACGGATAAAGAAAGAGCTGAGTTTGTGGCTACTGCTGGATCGGCAATGAGTTTGAGTACTCAGGTAGCTTATTTAAACAAGGCTGATGATGTAGAGCAAGAGGTTGACGCTATAGAGAACGAGCGCGGAGCTAATGCAAACCAGCTTTAATAAATATATCAAACCTATTTTTAACCATATAGACAGCCTGGTTCATAATCGTACTTCTCCCAAACTTACATTTTGCAAGTTTGGGATTTATTTTTCTTAGATGATGATACATCTTCATTTGTAGTGATTTATTCATCATGTTTAGATTTCAAGGTTTCAATATCCTCTTTTAACCCCTTCAATAATTTCTTTTGTCTCTTATACGCTTCAGGGTAAAGATTCCAAGCATCAGTTTCTTTAAGTGCCTTTTCCATTAGGTCAGCATCTTTTTGTAGTGTGTTTATTGAGTAGCTCATCTCTTTATTGTTTTAGTTAATCCCAATCGCAAATAAACGACTTAGGTATGTTTATTAATAATTCTGTTTGCGTCATACTTGGGTGTAAAACTGCCTGAATTGTAATGCTTATTAATAGCCAGAATGCGACTATCAATATTAGGATCATTAGCGCGTAGTGTAAATTGTCTTTTAGTTTCTTCATCTCTTTAGTGTTTTAGTTATTCCCACTCATTTTGCATATTACAAACATCCTTAAGGCTTACTTTACCGCCTTTATCCTCTATTAATTCCACAGCATCTATAATCCTATATATAAGACTATCGTTAATCTGTATATTTACCATCTTAAGAACCATGCTTAAACTTGATACTGTAACTTTATCGATTCTTTTCTTTTTTACATTATCCATAATGTCGCTTCTTACTT